AAGTCACTATTGCTTTTGCTTCAAATACTTCTTCTATTTATGATTCTATTGTTTTTCCGTCTTCTATAGAAGGCCAAAGTTCTACATTTGTTACTATTTTTGATATATTAACTACTTCTATTGAATTTATAAATTCTTCTGATGCAGCTGGTACACTTACTGTTAGTCCTATTTTTGTTGAATGGCAAGGTAATGTAGTGAAATATACAATTGTAGGTAACGAACCTTCTAGTCCTAGTATAGAAACTGCTACACAGATACTCGGACCTAGAGCTGCTAATCCTGTTTTTACAAAATCTACTGAAGAAGTTTCAACAACAACAGATGATGTTTTGTACACAAAAAGATTAAATTATCTAAGTGATTATGATGTAAATATGGGTACAGCTACTAATTGTCCTCAGCTATATGGCTCTATTGATTCTTTAGAAATGTGCGAAGGTTCAACCGGAATATCTTTAGGAAGTTTATCTGCGTTGTCCTTAGAAAAGGCAACAGATATTATTGATAGTTCTGAATTTACAGATGCTACTATTTCTTGTGAGTTAGGTATTGATGAATCAACTGTCAGTATATTGGGAGGTTTCGATTATGAGATCAATGATACTTTTACTGTTTCTGATGGCACAGCTTCTGTTGATGGTGTGATTACTGTTACGTCTATAAATGACGTAGGAGCTATTACTAATGCTCAGGTTACTACTTCTGGTCAAGGTTTTGTTTCTACTCCTACGGTGACTTATAATGGTAGTGATGGTAATGGAGCTGTTATTACAATTAATGATAGTTATACCATATCTTCGATTTCTCTAGATAGTACTGGAACTCCTTATAAGCATGGTATTGTTTCTATTCTTCTAGATGGTCAAGACACATATGCTTCAGCTAAAGTAAAAATTTCTAACGGTGGTAAATATCCTGTGATTAATGACAATAGTTTTAAAATTTCAGATGTTATAATTATAGGTATTAGTACTGGTTATAATAACACTACTAATTTAACAATCGTTAATACCGAGACTGATGAAATAAAAGATAGTAGTTTTGTTACTGTTACATACGAACATTATTAATTTAAAAAGGGTGCTCTAATGACTTGTACTACTGGTAATTGCTGTGACACGGGGTGCGCTTGTCCTTCTGGTTTATTTGTAAGAGACGAGAATGATTGTTGTAAGTGTCAGCTCGATGGAGATGTTTCATGTGGTGATCTTGATGCGGGAAGTCCCCATAGGGCTTGGAGTAATGACTTTGATCACAAACCATGCGAATGTGAATGTAATCCAGAAAGCGCTGGTCAAGTAGGGAGCTGGACTTACACTCTTGATGAAGACGGTAAGAGGATTAGTCGTTCTTGGGAGGGAGAATGTCCGGAAGAAATTCCTACTATGAATAGTGATACCTGTACCTGCGAATGTCCAAAGACTGATGAAACATGTTCTCCAAAAACTCTCAATACAGATATATGCGAATGCGAATGTACAAAGACTGATGATGATTGCAGTGCTCCTAATCCAGAATTAGATTCAGAGGCTTGCGAATGCGGTCCTTGTACCAATACGTGCGATACTGCAGCTTTGCCAGATCGTGATGACGATACATGTGAGTGTAAATGCAATAAAGACGATCCTAACGGAGGTAATACTTGTTCAGGATCTACTCCAGATTTAAGATCTTCAGATTGTAGCTGCTATTGTGCTTTATCTGAAAATGATGCTCCTATATGTAGTCCGGGTCAAGAGTTCGATTCTGATACTTGTTCTTGTGTTCCTTGTACTTTAGATTGTAGTGGCTGTAAAGAGGCTAATGAAGATTGTTCAGCATGTATAGGGTGTGAAAACTGTGGTGATGTAGAATTTGAACTTGCTGGTGGAGGTACTACTTGTTGTCCAAAAGGCAATGTAATATGCAATGATGGTTGTGTTAACGCAAACTGTCCTGGTGGACAAACTTATGATTTTTCTGCTTGTTCATGTGTATGCGATGGCGATAAAGTAATTTGTAACGAAAGTTGTTACGATCCTTGTGGTGAGGGCGAGTCTTTTGATGAGGATTGTGCTTGCTATGCTAGCGCTTCATCTTTTGATATGGATTTATTGCCTTAGTTTTTGGGTCTTCCTCTTGGTCGTTCAAAATTACATTTTCTCCTTTGTCTGCGAACCATGTCTGTAGATATGTTTTCTCCTGTGATTTTACATAAAATAGAGGATATTTGTTTATCGGTCATTGTCTTATAATTATCCTTTATGAAGTCAATATCAGACTCTTTCCACTGTTTATATTTTTTGTTCATAATTTTATGCTTTACTTTTGGTGTAAATACAACTACAATACTATTATAGAGATAAATTGAAATATAGCAATACGAGGTTTATTATGTCAGATAACGAATATCAGAATATAGCTAATTCCACCATGAAAGTCGTAGCTTCTGATTTATTGGATGTTTCTGAAGATTTAAAGGAAAATATCACAGAAAATCAAAAAACCATAGCAGAACTACTGGATGAAGAAGAAAACAAAGAAAACACCGAAAACGAACAAACCGAACAAAACGAATGAATTTGAAGTATCTGATGAAGATTTTTTAAATACATTAGACATTATTTGTAAGAAATTAGTCTATAAATTTAAATTCGGATATCATGATATTGAGGATATGAAGCAGCAAGCAGCTATTTTTGCCTTAGAAGGGTTAAAAAAATACGACCATTCTAGACCTTTAGAAAACTTTTTATGGACACACGTAAGAAATCGTTTATTTAATTTTAAACGAGATAATTATCAAAGGCCCGACAAGCCTTGTTTGACATGTCCTTTATATAAACCCAATAATGAGGTTTCTGACTGCGCTCAATTTAGAGATAAATTAAATTGTCACGCATATAAGATTTGGTACAAAAGAAATGATAGTAAAAAGAATATTATGCAACCTACTCATATGGATGAACATAACCCCTCTTCTAATGAAATTATGTTTAAGAACATAGCTAATGAAGAGCTTTTAAATAAAATAGAAGATAAGTTACCCGTTAGATATCGAGACATTTATCTTAAATTACAACACGGTGCTAAGGTTTGTAAAAACGATAAATTAAAGTTACAAAACTATATTAAAAAATATATATTTACAGAAGATAAAAAGGATCCTATAGATGAGTAAAAAACGAGGACAGCTTTCAACTGATGAAATGAATTATATTAAAGACCGTGCTAATGAAGATAGTATGGAAGATATAGCTAATGTATTAAATAGAAGCGTTAATCCTATTAAGAAATATATTCAAGATAATAATTTATTACAATCTAAAGAAGAAACTAAAGAAGAAGAGGTTCTTAAAGTTAAATTAAAGTCTAAATCTTTTTGGGGAGAAGTATGTAAACAATTTGATGAAGAAACTGGCGAGTTAAAGTATTTTCAAGACACTTGGATTAATCTGATAAAGCAGTTTAGAGAAGATGTTTTACCAGCAGAAGAATTACAACTTAAACAGTTTATTACTATAGACATATTGATTAATCGTAGCATGAAAGAAAGAAAAAGACATATCGCAGAAACTGAGAAATTACAAAAACAGGTGGATTTAGAATATAAGTTACCAGAAGAAGATAGAGATATACCAAAGCTTACTAATTTAGAAACCCAGCTTAGTTTCGCTAGAAACAGTATTGCTAGTTATACTAATGAATATACTAAACTTTTAAGTGAGCAACAAAAAATTAGCAAAGACCTTAAAGCTACTAGAGAACAGAGAATTAAAAGAATAGAAGATGGCAAAAGCAGCTGGACAGGTTTAATTCGTATGCTGGAGGACGAAGCTATCCGTGAAAAAGAAGGTAGACAACTTGAAATACTTAAAATGGCTACAAACAAGTCGAAAGAACACTTAAACGATTTGCATACATATCAAGATGACGAAATAGATAGACCTATACTTAATTCAGACTCAGTACTAAAAGATAACGAAGAATGAAAAGATTTTACGACCAAAGATATAAAGCTTGGATTAAAGGCATTTTTAAAAGAGATAGTTTTAAATGTCAATGGCCCGATTGTGTGAAAAACCGAGGAAAATTAAACGCTCATCATATTAAGAAATGGTCAGATTATCCTGGATTGAGATTTCATCCTTCTAATGGTATAACCCTATGCAAGTATCATCATGATCTTATAAAAGACAATGAAGAAAATTATGAAATGTTTTTCCTAAAGATTATAGCAAATCAAAATGATAACAAATAACGAATACTTATATAGTTTGCTTTTAGCGTCTAAGATTATTAATTATGACGATAATCATGAACCAAGACTCGGCCTAGACTCTTCTGTGGCTATTCATCTATTTAATTATTCTAGTGATTTATATTTTCATTATCATACTTTTACTACTTGTTCTATTATAGCTGATTCTCAGGAGTTTTATAATATATGTTTGGCTTTATCTACAGAATGGCCTAATATTACTAATGTTACCTTTGAATCAGATTATATTACCTTTATATATATAAATAAGTTTAAATTCATTATATATAACTCTAAAGATAGTATCGTTAATAATAGACCTCCTTTAGTTATTAATCATAATGGTGTTTTATTTAATAGTATGCATATTGAGGAAATAGTTTCTTTTTCGTTATTTAATTATGTACAAAATAAGTTTAATATAAAATATTTGTTTGAAGCTACATTAATGATAGTTATTTTTAATAAGTCTATGAACAAGAATATTGTATTACAAAATTTATTGCAGTTAGGTGTTAATATTAATAAGGTGTTCCCCAAATTAATTAAAGATATGAATTATATTGATTTTGCTCAGGTTTATAAATTTAATTTTACTAAAGAAGAATGTTCATCTAGAATCAATGAACTTGTAGAGTATTGTTATGAAAGACACTAAATATAGTTTTAATATTATTATTGACACAAGAGAGCAAAAACCCTGGGCTTTTGCAGGGTGCAGTACTGTAAATAAAAAATTAGATACAGGAGATTATTCTATTGAGGGTTTAGAAGATTTATTATGTATTGAAAGGAAAAATAGTGTTAGCGAAATAGCTAATAATATATCAGAATCTAGGTTTAAAAATGAAATAGAAAGAATGAATGATTACCTATATAAGTTTATCTTATTAGAGTTTAGTCTTCAAGACGTTCTAGATTATCCTATAGGTTCTAATGTTCCTCAAAGAGTCTGGTCTAAGATTAAAATACGACCAGCTTATATTTTAAAATTTCTTACAGAATTACAGACAAAACATAATATTAACGTAGTTTTTTGCGATAACCCTACAGCTGCAAATCAAATGGCTTTTTCTATAATTAAACGAGTAAACGAGATGCATACTAATGGTAAGTAATAATTATTTAGATAATGCTTGGTTAAACTTAGGCAATATAGACGATCTTAAAACAGATAAGAATCTTATGATTCGTAGGTCTAAAGAGGAGATTGAAAACCCAGACAGACATCTTATCAATATTATTAAAAACCCATCCAACTTTTCCATGACTGCGAAGTTACTAATGGATATAGAGCTTCATCCGATACAAGCTGCTATATTAGAAGAGTTTTGGGACAGGCCGTTTCCTATGTTTATTGCTAGTCGTGGTTTTGGTAAATCGTTTCTATTAGCTTTATATTGTACTTTAAAATGTATATTTGTTCCTGGTAGTAAAATTGTTGTAGTAGGAGCCGCTTTTAGACAGAGTAAAGTTATCTTTGAATATATGGAAACCATATGGCGTAAGTCTGCAATTATTAGGAGTATTTTCAACGGCAATGATGATGGACCAAGAAGAGATGTAGACCGTTGTACTATGAGATATGGGGATAGTTGGACTATTGCGATTCCTCTTGGCGATGGTAGTAAAATTAGAGGTCTCAGAGCGCATATTATTATTGCTGATGAGTTTGCTTCTATATCTCCAGAAGTTTATGAAACTGTTGTTTCTGGTTTTGCTGCTGTTTCCGCAGATCCTATGGGTAATGTTAAAGCAGAAGCTAAGAAGGAATTAATGAAAGAACTTGGTATTTGGACAGATGAGATGGATAGCTTACAAACCAGGAAAAGTAATCAAGCTATTATAGCAGGTACAGCTGATTATAACTTTAAACATTTTGCTCAGTATTGGGAGAGATATCGTACCATTATACATAGTCAAGGACGTAAAGAAAAACTTGAAGAAATATTTAATGGAGAAATACCACATAACTTTGATTGGAAAGATTATAGTGTTGTAAGGATACCTTATGAATTAATACCTAAGGGCTTTATGGATGATAGGCAAGTGTCAAGAGCTAAAGCGACTATTCATAGCGGTATTTATAATATGGAGTACGCTGCGTGTTTTACAAAAGATAGTAGTGGATTTTTTCGTAGAAGTTTAATAGAAGGCTGTGTGAGCAATAATCAGACCCCTATTACTATTAATCAGCAACCTATTATATTTGACGCTAAGATAAAAGGAGATCCTGATTGTAGATATGTATACGGCATTGATCCAGCTTCCGAACAAGATAATTTTTGTATTGTTATTATAGAATTACAACCTAATCACTCTAGAATAGTATACTGTTGGACCACTAATAGATCTAACTTTAAAAGACGACAAAAGACAGGTCTCATAAAAGAAAATGATTTTTATGGTTTTTGCGCTAGGAAGATTAGAGATCTTATGAAAGTATTTCCTTGTGAGCGTATAGCTCTAGATGCTCAAGGAGGTGGAGTTGCAATTGAAGAAGCATTACACGATACGGATAAGATAAAAGAAGGAGAGCTACCTCTGTGGCCTATAATAGATGAAAACAAATCTAAAGATACTGATGACAAAGCTGGTCTACATATTTTAGAATTAATTCAATTTGCTCGATCTGATTGGACTAGTCAGGCTAATCATGGCTTAAGGAAAGATTTTGAAGATAAAGTATTATTGTTTCCTAGCTTTGATAATTTAACCTTAGGATTAGCTATGGAGGAAGAATCTAAAGATATAATAGCTGATGATTTAGAGCCTATATATGATACTTTAAGCGAGTGTATTTTAGAAATAGAAGAACTTAAAAGCGAATTAACTACTATAGTTATGACTCAAACTAGTAATAGTGTTGGGTCTAGAGAACGCTGGGATACTCCTCAGGTAAAAGGATCTAATAATAAAAGGGGTAGACTAAGAAAAGATCGTTACAGTTCTTTAATCATGGCAAATGCTGTCGCCAGAATGATTAGTCGTACAGAAGGGCCGACATCATATGATGTTATTGGAGGAACCAGTAATATGTCAGCAATGCCTAATCAGGATTTATACAAAGGGCCTCAATGGTTTACTAATGATGCTAATGAAGATATATATCTTGGTATTTATAAAAAATAGTGTATTATAATATAATCTACTAAACAATACTATTACAATGGAAACGCAATATAATTATGTCCAATAAACATCCCAAAAGCGATGCTATAGACGATGCTAAAGTAGAAAAAGAAGACGCTTATGTAACATGGGGTGATGATTTAGATTCTAAAAAAAGAGCTTTAGAAGAATCAGCTAAGTCATTAGCCGAATTTGAAGGTATTCACAAAACTACAGGATATGCCAGATATAATAGAGATTTTTCTAACTTATCAGATAATACTTCTGGCAGACCAGGACTCACTAGATCTGACTATGATTATTTTAGGCCGAACGAAGCTGTTCCTGTTCAGCTAAAAAACATTATCAAAACAGCTGATACAATATACCAAAGAGTCGGCTTGGTTAAAAACGTTATAGATCTAATGGGTGATTTTGGTTCCCAAGGAATTAGATTTGTTCATAGAAACCAAAGAATAGAACGCTTCTATAGAAATTGGTTTGATAAAATTGGAGGTCAAGACAGATCCGAAAGATTCTTAAATAATTTATACAGAGTCGGTAATGTCGTTATGAATAGACAAACCGCTAAGATTGGTAAAAGAGTAGAGAACAAATTATATACAGCTAAAGGAGAAGCAGATTTTACTGTTCTAGACAGCGAAATTAAAACAGGCAGAAGAGAAATACCTTGGCATTATACGTTTATTGATCCTTTTCATGTTGATATTCTTGGAGATAGTTTATCATCATTTATGACAGATAAAAAATATGCTATATTACTTCCTACTAATTTAAGAAAAAGTATTGCTAATCCTAAAAATGAAATTGAAAAAGATATTATTTCTAAACTCCCTAAAGATATCATTGCAGCAGCTGAAAATAAAACTTCTTATCCTTTAGATCCTGATAAGACTTTAGTATTCCATTATAAAAAAGACGATTGGCAAAGTTGGGCCTATCCTATGATTTATGCCATCATGGATGATATTAATATTATTGAAAAACTTAAACTTGCAGATTTAGCAGCTTTGGATGGCGCTATTTCTAATATTAGAATTTTTAAGTTAGGCAATTTAGAACATAAGATTGCACCGACTAAAGCAGCAGCAGCAAAGCTATCTAACATTTTACAGAATAATGTTGGTGGTGGTACTATGGATTTAATTTGGGGTCCAGATATTGAATTATTAGAAAGTAAAACTAATGTCCATCAATTTTTAGGAGAGGCTAAATATACACCCCACTTAAATAGTGTTTATGCTGGATTGGGTATTCCTCCAACTTTAACAGGAACATACGGCGCTGCTGGTACTACAAATAACTTTATTAGCTTAAAGACCTTAACTCAAAGACTAGAATATGGTAGAAAAATATTAGCTGCTTTTTGGAACCACGAGATAGAATTGGTGCAAAAGGCTATGGGCTTCAGATATCCAGCTAAGATAGAATTTGATAGAATGGATCTTAGTAATGAAGATTCTGAAAAAGCATTATTAATACAGTTGGCTGATCGTAATTTAATTAGTGACGAGCTTATACAAACAAGATTCGGCCTTGATTCAGATATGGAGCAAACCAGATTGAATAGAGAAAACCGTGAGAGACAAACCAAAAGAAGACCTGCTAAGTCTGGTCCGTTCTATGACTCTCAGTTCGAAAATAGTCTTAAAAAGATCATGCTTCAAAGTGGTACTGTTACGCCTAGTGAACTCGGTGTGAATTTATTACCTAAAAAGAAAGCTGAGAAGAACGCTCTTGAGCTTAAAGATGGGTTTTCACAAAAGAATACAACGAAGTTGGTCAAAGATTCGCCAGAATCTTTACCTGGGGTTCCCGGCGAAGGTAGGCCAAGAATGTCTAAAGACACCAAGAAACGAAAGACTAAAACTTTTAAACCCAGAACCGGAGCTACATTAGACATATGGGCACAAGACGCCCAGGATAAAATTAGCTCTATAGTTAATCCGCTTATTTTGGATTTCTACAAGAAAAAGAACTTGAGGTCTTTATCTAGTGACGAAGCTAAAAATTTGGAATATATTAAAACGCAGGTCTTGTTTTCAATTCAACCATATTCTGCAATAGAAAATGAAAAAATTGCATCCGATTTATCTGAGGTTGTTGAAGATCATACCAAAAAGGCAATATTGGGGTATGAATATTGGGTGAAGGTCATTGCTAGTGATTTAAACAGAATACTAACAACAGAAGAACAAAAATTAGTTAAGTCTATTTATTATTCTTCCATACATACACAAGAGGGTTGATATGCAGATATACCAAAGCGAATGGGATGACGGTGTCGCAGAACAAATATCGGCCAATGCGTCCGTTGCTTATATTTCAGAAGCTCAACTCTGCACAAAAAAAGATATCAATATTTCAAAAGATCCAGAAGATATTAGCGATACTTTAAAAAGTTTAGCGGCATTGAATGATGCTGATTTGTATTATGTGCAATCTATTTTAGTGTCTTCCTCATGGAATAAAAATGATGATGTTTTTGATAAAGCAGAAGTTTGGAAAGCTAAAAGCACACCGGAAGATAAGCCTACAAATCTAGAACACGATGAAGACCAAATAGTAGGACATATAGTTTCTAACTGGCCTGTTGATACTAAGGGCAACATTATTCCTGACAATACTAATGTGGAAGATTTACCAGAGAAATTTCATATCCTTACAGGTTCAGTTATATATCGTAATTTTACAAGCCCTGAGTTAAGAGACAGAGCAAATGCTCTTATAGACCAGATCAAAGAGGGTACTAAGTATGTTAGTATGGAATGCTATTTTGATAGTTTTGATTATGGTTTAACTAATAAAGTAAATGGAGAATATAAAGTATTAGAAAGAAATAATAATACAGCATATTTAACAAAACATCTTAGAGCGTATGGTGGACTTGGTGAATACGAAGACTATAAGATAGGTAGAGTTTTGAGAAATATTAATTTTTCTGGCAAGGGGTTCGTAGATAAGCCAGCTAATCCAGAAAGCGTAATTTTTGATTCCAATACGATTAAGAATATGTTGGTTATCGAAGAAGATAAAAAAGAAGAAAAAGAAAAAATAGTTAATTTTTCAAATAATAGTGTATCTAATATTCAAGCAACCTCTAACCCGGAGACTGATAATATGAGTTTAGAAAAAGATGTCGAATCACTGAAAGATAAAGTCGAAGCCATGGATGGTTGCGGCGATGTTCTTAAAGACGCTTATAGTCGTGTAAGCGAATTAGAAGCAAAAGTAATGGATCTTGAAGCTACTATGATTAAAGATCATGACGAAATGAAAAAGAAGGAAGATGAGCTAAAAGCAGAGCTTGAAGCAGCTCAAACATCCATTTCTTCTAAAGAAGAGCACCTCGAAGAATATAAACAAAAGATGCAAGCAGAAATTGAAGAATCTGTTGCTACTAAAGCATCTGAAACAGAAGCATCTGAAGCAGCACATACTGAAGTAGTACAAGCTAAAGACGCTGAAATCGAAACACTGAAGAGTGAGCTTAGCACAGCTAACGAAGCTATTGAGGCTTATAAAGCCAAAGAAGTAGAACTAGCTAGACAAGCTAAAATAATGAGTAGAGTTTCTGAACTTGTTGAATCTGGTGTGAAAACTGATGTAGCAGAAGCAACTGTTACTAAGTTTGAAGCATTAGATGACGAGTCATTCGCTACTATTAAATCATTGGTATCATCCGATATGCCTGAGTGGATTAAAGAGACTTCGACCGAAGAAGAAGCTGTAGCCGAAGAAGCTGAAGCTGAAACTGAAGAAGTTGTTGAAGAAGCTGTTCAAGCAGAAGAGGCTGAAGAAGCTGGCGAAAGTCCTGAAGCTGTTGAAGCTGCTTCGACTGAAACATTGGAAGATGTTGAAGTTGAAGAAGAAGTCAGCTTGAGCGTTGGTAGTGAAGATGACTCGGAGTTACAGACTGCTAGAGCATCATTAGTAGAGTTTGTACAATCTAGATTAGGCAAAAACCAAAACTAATAAAGGGAGAATGAAAAATGGCTTTAAAACCAGATAGAGTAGAAAGTTTCACTGATATTTCTTATTTCATGAATTCAACTGCTGACCGTGGTGGTGTAGCTGTTTTCGGTGCCACAAATGGCGTCGGAGCTGCTATGGACGACGCTGATGCTGTTGTTGCATATCCAACTGGTAGTCCTTCGGGAACTGCACCTGCTGGAGTTTTATTGAACGACGTTGTTAATCTTGATTTAACAAGACAACACGTTAATTGGCATAAAGACGAGACACAAGTTGGTGGTAAGGTTAGTCTGCTTCGTAGAGGTCAAGTGACTACTGACGTTTTGGCTGCTGGTCAAGCACCAACAGCTGGTCAAGACGCTTACTACGATGGAGCAGGAAAATTTACTACCGTTTCAACCAACAGTGTAAAAGTTGGTACATTCTTAAG